TTGGATCGTTGGGCGCATAGTTCCTTCTTATCGAAAGAACCGTTCCGCTACCTTCTTCAACAGTTACGATGTAGGGTAGCTTGATACCAGATGGCTCGCCATCTGGACCAATGTCTTCAAAGCCTTCTAAATCTAAATCAACATGACACTCTAACAGAGTGTACATTGTTTGTTGTTTTCCAGATTTAGTTGTGCCTTCTAATTCTTTTTCTTTTTTAGAAATTTCATCATTAGATGGCATTGTAGGTGAATTTAATTCAATGTCAGAATAAAAACCTGCCACCTGTTGTTTTCTTAAATCATTTTCTGAAATTTTTATAACGTGAATGATAGACTCTGCGTCGTCTAAACTATTAGCTGTGTATGGCACAATCAAATCATCTGCAGGTACAAATTTTGATACACCTCTACCTAACATAGAGTCATAATAAACTTTTTTAAATGTAGATCCTGCTAGTGGTAAATGAAATAACATGGAATCAAACTCTGGCTCGTACTCTTTCATCTGATCCATGATCTGATAGTTCATGAAATCTTTTACTCTTTGTGCTTGTTGTTCTTTTTGCGGCGTTGGGTTTCCAAGTATCTGTGTTCTTACTGGTCCATCACTTGGTAATAATTCTTTGTATGCTGTAGCTTGAAACTGTGTTACAGCTTCTGCAAGAACAGGGTGTGTTGCACCTGAAGCGCCTTGAAATGGCTCTGTTCTATTTTCGTATTTAAATCCTAATAGGTCAAGTCCATCAGTATAAGATTTCTCCCAATCTTTTCTTGATGCTTTGTAGTCTGTGTAATTAGCTTTCATTTCAGATCCTAAAGGATCTAAAACGTCGTCAGGTAAAATATCTGCAAGGTTATCAAAATGCGCTTCTGTGCCAGGTATGTTAATCGCACCTGGTTCAAAGTCAATCGTTGCACCACCGTCTTCTTCAGGTGTAACTTCAACAGGTTGTTGTTCTTTGATTTCTTCCTTTACCTCGACCTCTTCGCCCGGAACTTTGACCTCGGTACGAGTATTAGGAAGTCCTTTATCTATATCTGCCATTTAAACTCCTATGATTGTCTAACACGTTTTAATAAAAAATCCAAGCCCTGTGGAGTGGGTCCTGCTTCTGGCGGTTTTCCTGATCTATCACCAGCTTGTTTTAATAAGCCACCACCAGCTAAATTCATAGCTGTTGGTCTGTCTGTGTAGCTTTTACCAGTGGCATTATCTATTACTTTATCAAAAGCTTGTTTTCTCACAGCTGCAATACCAGCCTCTCTTTCGGCTCTTTCTTGTGCAACTCTTTGTTTACCAGCTTCAAATTTTTGTTTTGCCTCCTCTAAAGACATATCTGTTTGCACAGGTGGTGCTTCAATAAAACCAAAACCTGTAGGCATATCTATATTTAATTCTGCTATTCGCTCTTGTTTAACTTTTGCTCTAGCCTCTCTTTCTTCTGGAGTCATGGCTAAAATATCTTTTGTGCCACCTATAATATCTGTACCAATTAAATTTCTTTCTAGTGCTTCAACTAGATTTTTACCCGCTTTAAGATCTTGATAAGTTGTGTAAGCAACATAAGGGGCAACTGCTAAACCTAAAGTTTTAAAACCAGCTGATAAGTATTTTGCTTTTCCTACATCACCAGGAATAGTTTTTGCTACATCGTACATAGTAGATATTATTGGAAGCTTGGCGTTTAGTTGTGTAATGTTTTTTACATTTCTTTCAGCAAATTTTTCTAAAGTTTTTCTTTTTACAAATTTTTTTAAATCTTTAACTTGTTTTTCTGGAGCGATATCTGGAGCTCCAACCTTAACACCACTTCTTTCAATCTGTATACCTTCTGGTTTTAAAATTCTACCCGCTGTCTCAAGATCCATTTTACCAGCGTCAACTCTGCCTTCAACTAAAGAAGCTAATATATTTTTGTCTCTTGTTAAAAGCTGTAATTTTTCTGGAGATTTTTTTACTCCTGCTGTGTGATGTTTTTCTATAGCTGCAGATATTCTATTTTTACCACGACCTGGAGAATCTAATAAATCATTTAATAGTTTATCAAATGTTGGAACTTTTTCACCTGCTTCTTCAAACAACTTATTTAACACAGGTATGTGATCAAATTTTGTGTCTCTTACTATATCTACATATTTAGCTACCTTTTTAAAATTAGGATGTGCCTTAATTGATGTGCCACCTTTGTAGTTAGAGTGATAAAATTTTTTACCTCCACCAACTTTAGTGTTGTCTTGAAAACCAATTATTTTTTGATTTTTATAAATGGGGACATATTCAGAAACACCTGTATCTGCAAGCTGTTGTAATCTAGCTCTGTTAAATTGAGTTAATAAATAGTTTTCTGGTTTATTAAATTGAAAACCAAGAGTTATTGTTGAAGCAATTGGATCTCGAAGTAGATTAACTGCTTGCGTATAAAGTCTAGGGTTAACTTTTCTATCAACTCCAAATCTACTTTTAGTGAAATCAAAATCTGCATCTGTAAAAGTTAATCGTAGTAATCTCTGTTCAGGTTTACTTAAAGGATTAGTTAGCGCTTTTGAACCTGTGCCAGCCCCTACAGTTTTAAAATCTTTTCCTCCTCTTGTTCCTGTTTTTTTAATACCTCTAATTAAATCTTTTGCCATTATGTTACCTGGTGTATTAGATGGGTATCCTCTACCAGGATATTTTTCAAAGTTAGGTGGAGGCAAATTTCTTTCTTTTGCTTTATTGGTAATAATTTGTCTTAATTTTTCTAAATTTTTTTCACTAACGCCTTCTACTTTTCTTTTAGTTTTAATGGCAGCTCCTCCTACAGGAGGTCTTGCATCCATAAATTCTTTTAATTGTTTTTCAACCACGCTTTTGTCTTTATCTCTAAATGTAATATTTTTTCCACCTCTCTTTTTAGTTACTGCGTAATAACCTTTGTAAGGACCTTTTTTATTTAAAGTTATCCCACCAACTGCATAACTAGTTCTACCACCATCTTTGAATACGGGACGAGTTAGGTACGCCATCATTTGATTGTATTGAGAAATTTTCATTATTCTCCTAGCATGTATGCTAGCCCACCACCTGCTTTTTTAAGTTGAATCTCACCAACTTCTTCTAGAATTTCACTCATAGAATCTAAACCATCTTCGACATCTCTCATCTTACCTTCAAAATCTGGTTTTACTGTAATCTCTTCGTAGTCTGCTGGTATTCTACCATCTGCAGTGCTCTTCGGTGTTCTATAAGCTAATACTTCTTCTGACATTGTTCCTTCAACTATGTCATCACCTACCGCAGCGCTACCTTGTTTTTGTTTTTTGATAATAATATCTCCGGTAGTTTGATCTTCTACCATTTCATAATTTTTATATTTCTTACCAACTTCTCTTTCGACAGTTGTAAGTCCTGGTGCGTCATCACCCAGTCTTCTAATTTTATCTACGAGTTTAAAAAAATAGGCTGGAACTTCTTTTGCTGTTTCCGCTACAACGGGTGCTGCTTGTTTTATAGGTGTTACAAACTTTCCAAGAACAGGAATAGATGCAAGTCCACCTAGAAGTTTTATAAACGATCTTCTAGACATACCACCTTCATTGAATTGTTTTCTAAAATTAATTCCAATGTTATATTGATCTTCATCAACAGGAACGCTTTTAAAAACTTGTCCAGGTATACGGTCACCAGTAAATCTTTGATTAACTCTTGATTTCATATAATCACCACCAATGGAAAATCCTGTGTCACCTATTGGTATCTGCCCCATAATTCCAAAATTTTGATCTGTTGTTGCTAGATCAACACCGGGCACGATTTCATTTTTACTAAAACCACCGCCACCAAAGATTCCTACATTAACAGGACCGATCTGACCCATAGGGACTCGTGGACTTCCAGGTGTGTCACTCATAACATAGTCATATTGACTACTCTCCACTTGATCACCAGCAAATCCTGCAAGGCCACCACCTGCCATGTTTCTTCTTTTAAAATCTTCAATAATTTTTCTTAATTTTTTTCTACCACCTTTGTCTTTTGGTGCTTTACCTTTTTGAATAATATCTTTGCCAAATTTCTTTTTTAATTTTTTAACAGCAGTCGCTAGCCCACCTGCTGCTTTCTTTTCTCCAAACATTCTTTCAGTATATTTTTCTATCATCTTATCTTTTAATTCAGGACGATCATCATAAAAAGGATCGTTATCTAATTGTTCTTTAAAATTTTTTAGGTTAATTTCTTTATCCTGTTCATTCATTTCTTCTAAAATACGTTTCATTTGTCTGTTAACTAAAATACCACCACCTGCGACTGCACCTAGTTCAGGAGCTAGTTTTTCTGGTTCTGTTTGTGCTCTTCGTTTTACACTTTGTAAATATTTTTTATAAGCTTGAAAGGGATTGTTTTCTGACATAGCTCTCAATAATTTCATTAACCCACCACCAACACTAAAACCTATTCGACCACCATCTGCCATATCTGGAATATCATCTGGTAAATCTTTTAACCTTTCGCCTAGATCTTTTTCTTTTTTCTTCTTAAGTCTTTCAACAGATTCTTTGTTCTGTCTTTTCATTCTTGCTAGAATCTCTGCTTCTGTTTCTGTGGGTCTAGGTTTGAAAGGGTCCGTAATTCTTGATTCAGGAAAAGGAATAACTTTTTCAGATCTTTCCATCTCCTTTGCCATTTTTTTTAAATTTGAAAGTTCACCTGGATTAGGAGATCTTCCCATCTCCTTGGTAAATCTTTTTATCAAACCCATCAAAATAAATTTCATTAGTAATAACTCCTAGGTCTAGGGTCTTTCTTTTCGTCAACATAATCTTCGGGGTGCGTGATCAATCCGCCCTGCCTGAAGCGCATGATAGCTTGTGTTGTAGAGTCCACAAGGTCGTCGTGATCTCCGTTAGGGAATGCTGCGCATTCCTCAACAACCTCCTCTGCAAATTTCTGATCTGGCGCCCATATCATTCCAGACTCGAAAAGAGGTGCTACGGCATTCACTCTAGCATGTTTATCGTTACCTTTACTAGGAGTGAAATTAATCACCGGTATATTCATCTGTCTTAACTCATATGTGAGCGGAAGTCCAGATGCTTTTGCTTCGATGATGACTGACTCTGGCTTCCAATAATCGTATTGCTGTAGAGCCAGACGCCTTAACTCTGGAAACTCGTATCTGCCTTTGATGGCGTCTAATAGTATTAGATTTGCTGGGCTATCTTCATTTGGATAGAATACACCCCACGTTGTAATGGCTGAATAGTCAGCTGTTTCTTTCTTCAAAAACGCTGTATCGTAAGATTGTATAACGTGTTGTAGAGGCGGTATAGTTTCTTTGTCGTATACGTTCCACCACTCACGTTTAATAATAGCTCCCTCTTCTGATGTGGGAGCCTGCATCCACTGTGCATTCCATTTACCAACGGGTAGTGATGCTTTAACTTTCTCTAATTCATCTTGGCTCCAATACTCTGGCCACACTGGTCCGTGGTCCATGATTGCCGGAAACTCGACCACGTGCCATTGATCGGACTTTGGTTCTTTTTGATTAGCGACTAGCTTTGCTGTGAGATCTTTAGTTGACCATCTTGTCATTACCAAAACTATCTTACCGCCTGGTTGTAAACGTTGACGAGGACCAGATGTATACCACTCGTATGCTGATTCTAATGCTGTCGGAGACAACGCATCTTGTTCCGAGTGCGGATCATCAATGATTAATAGATCAGCGCCTCGTCCTGTAATAGCTCCACCTACACCAGCAGCAAAGTATTCTCCACCTTGTGCCGTTTCCCATCTGCCCGCAGCTTTAGAGTCCTCTTGTAGTGTCGTTGTAAAAATTTTTTTATAATCATCTGAATCGATAAGATGTTTTGCTTTCCTACCAAATCGCACGGCTAGTTCGCCTGTGTGCGTTGCTTGAATGATTTTGAGTTTAGGTTCACGACCTACCATCCACGCTGGCAAAAGATAAGATGCAAATTCTGATTTGGTATGCCTTGGTGGCATATTAACTATCAAACGATTTATTTCGCCCGTAGCTAATTTATTAAACTTATCTGCGATGTGTCTGTGGTGGGACCCCTCTACAAAATCTGGCCACATGCATTTTACAAAAGATAGAAAATCACTCTTTGCTTTGTTCTGTATCTTTTTTTCAGCATGGAGCAGGCGTAGTCTTTTAAAGGTCTTCCGTACATCTGCAGGTAATTTTTCTATATTTACCTTATTCAAGTCCATGGTACCAAAATGTTTTTATCAGGGTTATGTGTCTAAATCAAAGCATATATAGCAAAGCAGTGGGACCCCTTTTGCAAAAAAGGGTGGGCCGGGGTCAACGATTATTGGATTTTATAAAACGGTCTGGGACCCCTCGGGCCCCCGCAGGGGGCCCCTAGGCCCGCCCGTAGGGCGGGCCTGTTTCGTTCACCGGGCGTTCTGGTTTTGTGCGCAAAAAAACCCAAAATGGACACTTGGTTAGAACAAAAGACAAACGGCCCCCCGCAGGGGGGCCGACCCAAAATGGACACATAGTTCCAAGGCGCGACCCATTTTGAACACACAGTTCCTTGACACAAGATATAGTGTCCGCGGACCGCGACCCATTATGGACATAGAGTTTATTGCAAGCCATTAATATCCATGATAAAATAGGATTAACAAAAGGAGAAATATGTACGACAAAAACGATACAATCAATCTCTACAAGATGGCCAAAAAATTGGCGGAGATGATTGGAACAAATGCACAAAACATCTTGAAGTTAGGCAAGGTTGTTGAAACAAATACAGACAATCTTAACTTATTAGCAACAAGAGTCCTAGAGTTAGAAAAGAGATTAAATGATAAAAGATAATTTCTATATAACTTATTACGCTAGGAAACATCAAAAGTTTATCACTCGTAAAGGTTGGTTTGATAAACCAGATGGAACCAAGGGCAAGTCCTTTGTTTCGTCTAAAGGAAACCCATGTTTAATATACTGGGATCTGGATCAAGATGGCTGGCGTATGGCGGTAGGTAAATCAAAAATAAGATATGAGGGAGGTATAAACTAGATGAATAGAATAATTAAAAGAACTAATCCATACTCTGGTGAATCTGAAATGCTAACAAGAGAAGAGGCTATGTTACATGACATAGTTAAACAGGCAGAGGAGATGCAGGAATATGACAAGATGCAAAAAGCTTTGGATAAATTTAGTAGGTTAAATCCAAAAGCATACATGACGTTATTAGATTAAAAAAGATTGAGCCGAGGGCCGTGAGGCCCTCGGCTCTTTTTATTTATTGTGATATTTGTTTTATTTTGGAAGTATCCACAACCCACGCAATTCCAATTTTCTTGGTTGTAGCGTCAAGCGATTTGATTAAGTCTTCAGGTGTTCCGCTTTCCATAACTGTATCAATAGCTTTTGTCTTCAAGTCTTCAAGCTGTTTGAGCTTCTGGCCTTCAGGTCTACGTCTGATTTCTCTATCGACAAGCTCTCTTGCCCACTCTTTTAATTGCTCTTTGCAATCTTTAAGTGTCAGCTTCTCGTCAGGATCAAAACGATAATTATTAAGTTTTTTATCGTCTTTCTCTGCCTTCTTTTTGAAGAAGGTTCGAGCTTTGTCTCTTACAGCTTGTAGTTGAGCTTCCGCCTTTTCAAACTCGGTGATGATTTTATCAGCACCCATTTTCTTGGCTAGCTTACCGACTATCTTTTCAGTTGCTTCGGCTCTATATTGTTTTACCAACAGTTCCTGTTCTTCAATCAAAGGTTGAAAGTTTCTTTTCACCTTCGACTTGAAATGGTCGAGTTGATACTTCGTCATTCCTTTTGGCATATTATTTCCTTTCGTTAATAGTCCTATATTATCCCTTGACAAATAGTTTGTCAAGTGTTATATTAATAACGGCTCCTGGGTCATGAGCCATGATAATAACTGACCCCTTGAGCCCTGATCCGTTGGACTTACGCCCACACGCGGGCCAGCGAGGATGCATCCTTGCCAACGGATCTGGGGTCAAGTAGGTCTTAAGATTTAGGCGCGGGCTAGCTGTTAGCTAAACGCCTACTGGACCAAGCAACAAGTGACCTGGCGTTATTAGTGGCGCGGTGTTAACAACCGGTGCCGTGAAGAGCGCCAAGCCACAAGCTTCAAGCGGTGGAGGATTTCGGCAGCCTCTTAAATGTTGCGACAGCATAACGGCCGCTTGACAAGCATCAAGCCACAAGCTTGACACAATTGGAGAGTATAAGAAATTATGAAAGTTAGAGATGCATTAAAAATCACCGGCTCATTATCAAAGCCCAGCAAGATGCCAGGATGGGCCTACGGTTTACCAGCTAAAGAATGCAAGACCGGCGCCAAGCTTGCGAAGGTTCCCGGCTCTGTGTGTTATGATTGCTACGCCCTGAAGGGCTGCTATGTTTTCAAAGTTGTCCAGGCTGCACAATACAAGCGGCTGGAAGCTATACGCCATCCACTCTGGACAGGAGCAATGGCAACAATAATTAATTCAAAGAAATCAAAGTTTTTCAGGTGGCATGATTCCGGCGATGTGCAGGATGAAGCTCACCTATTAAAAATATTCGCTGTCTGTAAACTAACGCCGAGCGTGAAGCATTGGATGCCGACTCGCGAAGCGTGGGTGAAAGCCTTCCTTTCGTTGAAGCCTGATAATCTTGTAATAAGATTCTCAGCTCCGATGGTGAATCAGCAAGCGCCCAGCTCATGGCCTAATACGTCAACCGTTGTTTTATCCGGTCCATCATGCCCGGCCCCTAAACAAGGGAATGAATGTAAAGATTGCAGGGCCTGCTGGGATCCTGCTGTTAAGAATGTGGCCTATGGCCAGCACTAAGAAGATCTGGGTGGCCAATAATTTTCATGTTGATTGTTCCGGGCTGCGAGCTACAAGCGGCAAGCGCCAAGCTCCGAAAGCCACAAGCAGCAAGCT